GACCCGCAGCAGTTCTTCAACAGCGTACACACTATGTTTGCTTACAACCCTGAAGAGTTCAAGAAGTGGCAGGCCAACCCAGCAAACAGGGACATGGCTATACGCTTCCACGCTATGGCAGCATCGGGACAGGGCGGCTTCGCAGCAGGCAATGACCAGCACGTAGACAGAGCTAACACTACTAAAGAGCAGCAGGCAGCAGGAACGCCCACACGCCTATGGGGTGAAGAAGCCGGTACGTGGACAACAGAGAAGCACCAGCAGTACGCTGATGTATTGGCAGACCAGATGGCGCAAGAAGCATGGGGAGATGAGCGCCAGAGAAACGGACAGGTGTTCGCCTCTAACTACAGCGGAGACATATCCAAGGATGTCAACAACGCCGAGAGTGGCGGAGACTTCTGGAAGATGGGAACAGCACAGAAGGTTACTGACGGCATAGGCAACTTCGTACAGGACAACCCCGTACAGGTGGCAGCTATCGTAGCGGCAATAGCCCTTGCCCCCTATGCGACACAAGCTATTGCTGGCTCCTTAGCTGGAACAGTACCTGCTGCTGCCATCCCCGCTGTCTCTGGTGGTATATACGCCGCTGGCTCACAGCTTGCAACACAGCTTGTAACAGGTCAGGACTTAGACCTAGCAGGAGCGCTTACCACTGGTGCTATATCAGCAGCAACTATGGGCATAGTTCAAGCAGGGTCTAACTACTTAACTGAAGCCGTTGACATATCCAGAGAGTTGGCAGACAAGGTTGTCTCCATAGGCCTAAAGACTGCCTCCAACGGCGGAGACTTCGTAGAAGCTGTCACTGATGAGCTTATCTCCTCTGGTGTAGAACTGGCGGGCAGCGCCTTAAACGGCCTCACTGGTGCTATAGGCGAATTCGTTACAGCCACCGGAGATGATCCTTGGGGCGGTTTAGAAGAGATTGAAGTAGATGCTGATTACATCGGCAGGCCTACTATGCCCGAGCTTACAGGAGACGCAGTGATTGATGCTCAGAACGAGCTACAGTTTGCTAATGACTCCTACGATTACTACGAGAAGAATCCCAACGCTATCAACCCCAACGTAGACAGCATAGGCCTGCCTGTAACAGACGCCAATAGGGACGGCATGTTCACGGACAAGAACGGCAGCGACTTCACCTACGCTGACGGCGCAACATCAGACAACGTAGAAGAGAGCAATTCATGGGAGAGCGGAGACCACGCCTTTCAGGACTACGAAGGCCCGATACGGTCTGACGGCCTAGGTCCAGTTGACGTTACTCACCCCTATTGGACGACTACGGCTGCTCAGCCCAACATAGAAGTTCCACAGACTGAGGCTGAGTCTGATTCTGGTGGAGGCGGCAGCGGCGGCGGGTCGGGCGGAGAAGCGCCTGCCCTTGAGTCAAGCCCTGAGCTTACAGACAAGCCAGTGGACGTACAAGAGAACGCCCTGTCTAACGCCCCTCCTGTGGGCGATAGAGGAGACACCAACTACTACACAGTGGATGCGGAAGGTAACTACGTAGACCCCAACACTGTTGAGTATGGCTCTACCGAGTACACTGCCCCTGATGGAACAAAGGCTGGAAGCGCCGTAGATGTACAGCTTATGGAGGCGGCACACGCAGAGACAGACCCGACTATAAAGGCTGATCTGGAGGCTAGCTGGGAGAACTACACGGGCAAAGACTATCCCGCTGGCGACCCAGCATGGGATGACTACTACACCAAGACGGAGATACCCGCAACGGATCAGAGCGGATGGTCTGAGGTGTCTTATGACGATGCAGACGCGCACGTAGGAGACGTTGGACTAAACAACACGACTTCTTACCCCAACATGGACTGGCTGCTTGACTTCAACGATTCCAGCAACTCCTACGATCCTAACGACATCACAGGCGGCGGTCTTGAGGCGGGATCAGGAGGAGATGGGCTTGAGAACATAGGCGGAACAGGTGGCGGAACAGGAGATGGAGCAGGAAGCGGTAGTGGCTCTGGCTCTGGTAGTGGTGGCGGCTGGGACACAGAATGGCTAAACGATCAGCAGTCATCTTCATCAGGAGGCTCAGGCTCTGGAGGTGGGAGCGGCTCAGGCGGAGGCAGCGGCGGCGGGTCGGGCGGAGGCGACGGAAGTGGAAGCGGTTTAGGCTCAGCATCTGCCCTGCTGGGCAACGGAACAGCGGCCTCAAACGAAGGCAACCTATTTGATTATACAAAGATTAGCCCAGCAGCTTACGCTATACTGGCCCCACTAATAGACCAGATGGAAGGATTGAAATGAAGACATACCTAGAGATAGTCAACGATGTGCTTATCGCGCTGCGTGACGACCAAGTAACTACTGTAAACCAAGACGTACACACACAGCTCATAGCGCGCTTTGTGAACGACGCTAAGGTGCAGTGTGAGGCAGCCACTGATTGGTCTGCGTTAGGCACAGAAGAGATTGTAGTGGTTCCAACAGGTACTGAGAAGCTGAGCATAGTAGGCAGCGCCAACCGTATCAAGATAGACTACATCCTCAACGTCACTAATGATAACATACTGTCCCAACGATCACGTAGAGCCATGCAGATACAAGCACTGAAAGGCCAAGTACCTGTAGGCATCCCCGGCAACTGGTGTAACAACGGAGTGGACACTAACGGAGACGCAGTAGTACAGATCAGTCCTTCACCAGCCGTGACAACCAGCTTTGCAGTGGTAGGCTTCCAGCGTACAGCCTCACTGGTAGCTGACTCCGACATCTTGCTCATACCTAGTGTCCCTGTACGAGACTTAGCCATTGCCCTTGCAGTACGTGAGCGTGGTGAAGTTAACGGCCAGACATCAGCTGAGTATTTCGAGATAGCTAAGCGCACACTGTCAGACGCGGTGGCATTCGACAGCGCACGTAACGATAGCGAAGACGACTGGTACGTGTCATACGGGAGAAACAGATGAGCCAACAGCAAACCAATGTAACTATATCAGCGCCAGGATTTGGAGGGCTTAACACCGAGGTGTCTCCCACTGAGCAGAGCGATGTATACGCTAGGGTTGCTGACAACTGTGTTATAGATAACTTCGGACGCATCGCAGCACGCAAGGGATTTGAGCCAGTTACGTCTGATAATACAGCGTTTGGTAGCTCTGTCCCTTCTACTATCTATACGTTCGTAGGTGAGGATGGAAGCAAGATTAAGTTTATCGCAGCAAGCAACAGCATCTACAGAGCAGACGCCGCTGTTGTAGACATCACTCCCGCAGGCGCTGCCATCACTAACGACAACTGGCAGATTCTAACCCTCAACGACAAGTGCTTCTTTGTACAAGCAGGCCACGACCCGCTGGTGTTCTCTCACACGGGCGGCGGAGCTGGTACGTTAGCCGTTAACACCACGTCAATGCCTCGTGCTGCGTGTGGTACATCTGCTTATGGCCGCTTGTGGCTCGCTGACACAGACACAGACAACCATCAGGTGGTGTACTACAGTGACAGGCTTGACGGAGAAGCGTTTACTGGGGGAGATTCTGGATCGTTTAACGTGGCAAACTACTGGCCTACAGGCTTTGACATCATCGGAGCGCTGGTGGTACACAACGGACGTCTTATTATATTCGGCAAAGAAAGCATCATCACTTACGCTCAGGCAGACGGAGACCCAGCAGCAGCTGTTGACGCCGGAGGCATAGTATTAGAAGACACCATCAGAGGATTGGGGTGCATATCAAGAGACAGCGTAGCTAACGTAGGATCAGACGTTCTGTTCTTAGACTACACTGGAGTAAGATCACTGGGGCGCATCCTTCAAGAGAAGAGTATGCCTATCAGCGAGGTGTCTAATAACATACGCATAACTCTCAGGGAAGCGGTGCAGGGACTATCGGCAAACGGTCTGGCAAGAGTCCGTTCTGTTTTCATACCAGAAGAGCAGCTATACCTCTTGATAGCGGTGGAAGTTAACACGGTGTTGGCATTCAACACGGCACAGAGGGACGATACCGGAGCCATGCGGGTAACGTCTTGGCCTTCAAGCCCTATAACTGGTGGGTTTAACTCCAACGGAACTACAGTATTCTGCACGTCTGACAAGACAGTGGTTAGATACTCCGGTTACTCTGATTCAGGGCAGTCTTATCGTATGCGCTACTCTACTAAGTTCTTGTCTTTCGGTGACAGCACTCTTCTTAAGATACCCAAGAAGCTAGAAGTAACTCTGGTAGCTGGGACATCAGCAGGATACTCCGTGTTCTGGGCATACGACTACAGCACAACACGGACAGGCGTTAACGTAAGCCTAGCAGCTTCGTCATCAGCAAGCGAGTACGGCGTTGGGGAGTACAACATGGCTGAGTATTCAGGAGGTGTGGCAACTTTGAGAAAGAGGACGCACCTATCAGGTAATGGAACGGTGATGCAGGTTAGCATAGAAGCAGACATAGCAGGGTCGCAGTTCTCAATTCAGGAATTAAACATACAAGCACTAATAGGAAGGATAGTATAATGAGTGATTACATAAAGACGGTAGACTTTGCCTCAAAGGATTCGCTCGCTACGGGTAATCCTCTTAAGGTTGTCAAGGGTGTAGAGATAAACACTGAGTTCAGCAACGTAGCTGTGGCATCTGCTACCAAGGTGGAGAGCAACAACGGCGTACACACTGGAACCACTAGCATGGCTAGCGTCACTGTGTCAGGCACACTAACAGCAGGCACCATAGACGGAGGTACGTTCTGATGGCTGGCATATTCGAGAGTCTATTTCAAGGCGGAACGCAGGCATACGGCGCAAACCGGTACGGAGAGCAGCTTACCGAACTAGGCCAAGCATCGGAGGATAAGCTCTCTGCTGTCGGCGATTCCGCTGTAGCTGGTACCCAGTTTCAGGGGTTCAATACTGTATCAAGCACAGGTAACACTGTCACCAACCCTGACGGCAGCACAACCAACACGTTGAGCGATGCCAACCAAGCAGTGTCAGACCAAGCCCTCGCAGCCTCACAAGGCTTGTTCGCAGAGGCTGGCGTATCAGTAGCTGACAGGACACAGGACATATTCGGAGCAGCATCACAGGCGTTGCAGGGTCAGTTTGCCATGCAGAACACCCAGCTAGGCAATGACCTGTATAGCTCAGGCCGCACAGGATTCAACTCCGCTAGCTTCGGAGGCAGCTCAGAGCAGTACGCCAACCGTCAGAGCCAAGAGCAGAGTATGCTCAATGCGTTCTACGGAGCGCGTACACAGGCAGGACAAGAGCAGCTACAGCAGTCACAAGCAGCTGGAGCATTGCTGAACTCTTCCTTTACTCCGAACTCTCAGCTCACGATGCAGCAGCAAGCAGGACAGAACAACGCTAACATGGCACAGACTGGTCAGATCGCTGGGGCTAACTTAGGCACACAGGCTGACATCACAGGCGTTCAGGCTAACATCAACGCTCAGATTGAACAGGCTAAGATACAAGCAGGCATGTTCGGGGCAGCGTCAAGTGTTGCTGGTTCGGTAGGCTCCGCTATTGATTCTTCGGGCGCAGCCTCTGCGGTAGGCGACTTTATAAAGGACTTATTCTAATGGCACTATTTGACGGAGCAGCAGAAGGAGCAGCGCCTTTATTGCAAGGGTTGCAGAACACAGCAGATAACTTCATGCGTGTAGACCCCATGCAAGGAGTGGACTTACAAGACCCAGCATCCATGAGAGCTGCTGCGTTAAGGTATCAAGAGTCAGGAGATCCAGAGCAAGCGCATAAGCTGAACACTCAGGCTCAGGCAGTACAGGCCGGACAGAACGCTAACGCGGCAGCAGAAAGAGCAGCTAGAAGTGATGCCGAGAAACAAGCGGTAGCGATTGAGAATGACGAAACACTGGCAAGTCAGGTGACGTACCTGCGTGACGTTGTTAAGAATCCTGATCTTGCAGATAAACTGGAAGCTGGCGTAGTCAGTGCTTCGGATGTTAAGTCGTGGTTAGTAGATCACGATGCAGTAGAGGCAGCTAAGAAGTCGACGGCAGCAGCACAGCAACACGCATTAGCATCTCAGAAGCATTCCTCTAGTTCGTGGTCAGCGGCCGCAGATAAGCTCACTGCCGCAGGAGATAACACCGCTGCGCTTCAGGAGTCTCGTATTGAGATTGCAGCTCTTCCCGGAATAAACCCCATAATTAAGAAGCAGCTGCTCAACCCCGCTATAACCATGACCCTTCCTCAAGTTAGAATGGCTATGGCAGAAGGCATTAAGGATAGCGAGGAGTTGGCGGAGGAAGTTAGTCGCAATAAGTCAGTAACACAAGCAGCTAAAGGATACACTGCTGGGCTTCAAAGCAGTAGCCCCGCGCTATCAGCTAAGTATGACAAGATACTATCTGAAGGAATGAGGGGACAGACTCCAGATTACAATGTGGCGTTCTTGTCGCAGCAGAAGCTGAACGTAGCAGCAGAGCTTCGAGGCGGAGACCCGCTGTGGCCTACCAGCACCCCTATTAACAGAGACTATGCTGGTCAATTCTTCACCAACCTTGAACAAATAAGTGAGACAGGAGCGATAATTCCGTGGTTTGGCGTGCTTCCTGATAGCTTTAATACACCCGGCGACGTCGCATACTCAGGGGGAGTCACTCAGATGTTGGCAGACTCTATAGAGGCGTACTCATCAGCAGCAGGAATAGGCTCAGGACAGGCTCAGGTGGAGATGTCTGATTTATTTATGGCGGAGTTCAAGAAGCAGGCTGCTGCGCTGAAGGCAGACGGCAACCCGCCCCGCCCTACGCTGCTAAACATTCAGCTAGAAATTACCAAGATACTCAATCGAAAGCTAGCTGAAAGAGGGAAGTTCTAATGTCTTATGACTGGGAAGGAGATATAGCTGACGCGGTAATATCAGGAGATGCAGAGCTTGAGCAATCTATCAGAGACAGCTGGGCTGTGTCTAAGGGAGAACCAGACCCTAGAGCAGCTCGTGCGCGGGAGCCACAAGTAGCTGTAGACCCAGCCGATCAATACGCAGCAGACAACAACCTGACATACTACTCTGATCTTAGGGCAGCCAACGAAGGCCGCATCACTAATGAAGAGCTAAACATGCAGCGCAGGACTATGCTTCAGGGCTTGACCTTCGGCTTGTCTGATGACATCTATGCAGCAGCCTCTGCCATACCCACGCTGTTCGATCAAGACCCGATAGAAGGAACGTCCGAGACACGGCCTTGGTTCGGAGATGACAGCAGGCTTGAGGCCTTCTGGAGTGACAAGGCTGATACAACTCAGGAGCTGAAGGCAGAGCGTGACGCTTACGCACAAGAGAACCCCGGCGAAGCCCTGTTGCTTGAGCTGGTAGGCGGAGTACTAACCGGAGGCGCTGGTGCAACACGGGCAGCAGCCTTTACTACAGCTAAAGCGGCAGCAGCAGGAGCTAACACAGCAGTGGCAGCAGGCGTTGGAGCAGGCGCGGCAGGAGCAGCCGAGGGGCTAGTGTACGGCATAGGCACACTCGATCACCAGTTCAATGACGGCACAGCAGCAGCTAAGCACATCGCTACTAGCACCCTGTTCGGCGGTGTTGGCGGTGCTACTCTAGGCTTCGCAGCTAAGGCTGTGTCCAACAAGGTGGCAGCACATAAGGTATTTAAAGAAGCGCAGCAAGAAGCAACCACCATGTCAGCACGACAGGCAGGCATGGATGAGATCAAGGACGCTATGGACAACATGCGGGCAACTAGCCCCGACCTGTCCCCCACTGATCTAGTCAACAAGGTACATGCTGAGACAGGACTCGGAGCGCGCTACACTACAGATCAAATGAGAGCAGCTATGGTTGCCAACTCTGATAGAGCAGGGCCACTCACTGCTGCCGAAAGTCAGCTGATGAAAGAGATGACAGAAGCACGTGTCTCCGGTACTCCAGCAGAGGAGTCAGCTAAGCTAGGCAAGCAAGGAGCAGTTGGGCAGTCTATGGAATACATCTTCGGCTCTGTCCGTACCCGTATCTCTAACATAGATAGATTTACAGGTCAACGTCTGGACTACTCAGATGCTAACATCATGGCTAAGAACCGTGAGCGTCTGTCAAGAGTGGAAGGCATGGAAGGCATAGAGAAGAATCCCCTGCTGAACGCTGAGTTCAAGAAGCTGTGGGATGCTGACGATGCTGACGGCATCACTGCTATGTTCAACCGTAACGGTGATGAGAAGATGGCACGAGGCTGGGCGCAGTGGCGTGCAGTACAGAAAGAGATGGGCGATGACTTGGATGGTGTAGGCTTCTCAGGATGGGGCAAAGGCGGGCAGCTTCCTCGTGTGGTTACAGACCCTGAAGGATTAGCGAGGGCGTTAGGTAGTGCGCCTAAGATTCAGAAGAGCTTCGAGGCTGAGTTCATTGCTATGGTAAACAAGACCGAAGCAGCTAAGCACTACACATTCAAGAGCTACGCAGATGCTAAGTCGTCGTTCGGAGAAGAGGCCACAGGCCAGTGGATGGGCGAGTGGGTTCAGAAGAACAAAGGCAGAGGCAGTGCTAAGGCTGCAAGGATAGGAACTACTAAGGGCCGTGAGATAGATACTATCACTGAAGACATCTCAGGGTTCTACGCTAGCCCTCTGGAGTCTATCTCCCGTACAATCAAGGACATCACCAACAACGTAGAAGAGCGTAGGTTCTTCGGCGGCGGGTCTGGAGATGGGCAGAGAGTGACGGGACTAGGCGACAACGCTAGTATAGACGTAGACTTAGGCATCACTAAGTACCTTGCAGACAGAGGCATCAAAGGAACTGACCCACAGTATGACCAGATGAAGACCCTGCTAGAGGCACGCTTCAAGAACTCAAAGAAGTCACCTAACGCAGCTGTACGTGGCATCAAGAACATAGGCCTTATGTCTAGCCTTGGTAATGTTAAGTCTGCTATGATACAGCTGGCTGACATACCCCAGAGCTTTAGGGTTAACGGCTTCAAGAACTCACTGTCTGCCATAGCTGATACAGCTGGGGAAGTGTTCACTAAGGCTAACCCTAACAAGATCAATGCTAGGAACTTAGGGGCAGCAGGAGAGATCAACGCTTCCTTCGAGACTGCTGGAGATGTTGGCAAGCTAGCTAAGACTCTTGACGCAGCCCTCACAGTGTCAGGCTTCAAGACTATAGACAGGGCAGGTAAGTCTATCTTCCTCAAGTCAGCACACAAGAAGGCTGTTGGACTAGCCACTAAGAACCCATTGGAGTTCAAGAAGCAGTACGGCGATATGTTCGGGGCTGACACTGACGCTCTCATCCGAGAGCTGAGCGACCCTAATCATATATACAAGATGTCAGGAGATGCTAAGGCTCTGCTGCTGTCGGAGTTGGCAGACATACAGCCCATCTTTATGTCCAACATGCCAGTGGGGTTTATGAACCACCCTAATGGCAGACTGGCCTACACCCTCAAGTCCTTTGCTTTACAGCAGACAGACATACTGAGGCGTGAGGTAGTACAGGAGATGAAGAAGGGCAACATAGCCAAGGGCGCTAAGAACCTGACAACCTATGCGTTAGCCACTGGCTTGCCGACGTATGCAATCAACGAAGGCAGGCAGGCTGTGTTCTCTTGGGGTGAAGACCCTATCGAGATGGAAGTAGCTGACGTAGGCATGGGTGTGTTCTGGCACATGCTGTCCTCATCAACTGCTGGCATAGGCAGTCAGTATTCTTCTTCGGGTCTTGCTAACAAAGGAGGAAGCGGAGACGCCGTTGGTGGATACTTCGTGCCAAGTCTAGGCATACTTGAAGGAGCCGTCACTGACGTTGCTAGAGTTCTAACTAAAGAGTGGGATGATGAGAAGCTGGAGTTTGCTAATCTGGAAACGGTGCGCGCACTGCCTATGGTCGGAGAGTTCATCAACGATTACTTCGGTGACGGACTAGAGAAGAAGGCACAGCGGTACGCCAAGCGACAGAGTGGGTCAGGGAAGAGCAAGAGTAGCGGGTACACTGGCAGCAGTGGGAAGAGTACTTATGGTGGCTCACGATGAATGATGAAGATAGACTCTACCGTATAGACAGGCAGCTCTCTGATATAAACGACAAGTTCGATAAGCTCATACGTCTGGAAGAGAAGCACCGCGCTCTCTCTGACAAGGTGGACGGCATAGGAGATAGGATACACAAGCACGCTAACATGATAATGGAGCTACAGCACAGTGCCTCCCTCAACAGTAAGTCTGTGGGGCAGTTCGAGAAGCTGACGTACATGGTAGTAGGCTCAATCTTTGCTGCCGTAGCTTACTTCGTGTTCGAGAGTATAGCACATTGAGGGCCGTGATCGCAGTCCTAGTGCTTGTGCTATCAAGCTGCTCAGCCATGCCAGACCTCTCCATTACTCCCATCAGTGCCGACATACAGGCTGGCGGTGTACGAGAGACAGCGGTGAAAGAGGACAACATGGTGAAGGTGCAGACTGGGGACAGCAGCACTACCAAGTACACAGCAGAGACAGTGGAGCAAGTATACAACGACGTGGAGAACTCTCCTATGTGGTTGGTACTAGCGTTTGCCTTTGCTATGGGCATAGCCATACCGTCTCCCACCTCTGTCTTCTGTAGCTGGCAGCGTAGACGTGAGCTGAGGGCGCAGATTAAGACGCTAACAGTACAACTAAATAGACAGGCATCCTTGACTTGAGCGCTCGTGTGTGTTACAATGGCGATCAACTAAAGGGGATGGTGATGGACGAATATAGCAAGTACATAGCAAGCAGCCGCTACGCACGATGGATGGACGATGACAACCGCAGGGAGTTCTGGCCTGAGACAGTGCAGCGTTACGTTGACTACTGGAGCGAGACGCTCACCAAGGCAGAGAGCAAGGAGATGTTCAGGAACATA